GATTGAAACTAAATAATGAATAAAGTGAGGTTTATATTATGTCAGATTTTTTATGGGTTGAGAAATATCGCCCAAAGAAAATAGAAGATTGTATTTTAACTGAAGATTTAAAAAACACATTTTCAAAATTTTTAATACAAAAAGAAATACCCAATCTATTACTATCAGGTACAGCAGGCACAGGTAAAACAACTGTGGCACGTGCTCTATGCGAAGAATTAAATTGTGATTATATTATTATCAATGGTTCAGACGAAGGCCGTCATATTGATACATTAAGAAATCAAATTAAAAACTTTGCGTCATCCGTATCATTGGGCGAATCAAGTAAACATAAAGTAGTGATTATTGATGAGGCAGACTATATGAATGCCGATTCAGTTCAACCTGCATTAAGAAATTTTATTGAAACGTTTTACAAGAATTGTAGATTTATTTTTACTTGTAACTTTAAAAATAAAATTATACCTGCCTTACATAGTCGTTGTACAGTAATTGATTTTAGAATTACTAATGGTCAAAAGATTAAAACAGCATCCAAGTTTATGGATAGACTTTGTGATATTCTTAAAGAAGAAAATATAGAATATGACAAAAAAGTATTGGCTGAATTAATACAAAGATTTTATCCTGACTTTAGAAGAACGATTAATGAATTACAAAGATATTCTGTAAGAGGTAAAATTGATAGTGGAATACTTGTATCGTTATCTGAAATCAATAATAAAGAATTAGTTAAGTTATTAAAAGATAAACGATTTGGTGATATGAGAAAATGGGTAGTTCAAAACCTTGACAAAGATCCATCTACTTTGTTTAGAAGTGTTTATGATATTCTTTATGTAAGTTTAGAACCTTCATCTATTCCTCACGCTGTGCTTAAAATCGCAGACTATCAATATAAGGCAGCCTTTGTGGCAGACAACGAAATCAATATGGTTGCTTGTTTGACAGAAATAATGGCACAATGTAAATTTAAATGAACGAATATAAATTAAGTGATTATTTAAACGCCATCAATTGGTCTAAAGAAAATTTACTTGATAGTGATGATTTAACTTGGTATAAAAAATACCCACCTTATATCATAAATCGTTGCTTATCACAACATATTGACACAATTATAATGGCAAATGAAATGAACCAAAGACACGGTTTAGATAAGAAGCTTCAGTTTCATTTTTTAATAAATAGTATTCGTAAAAGAAAACGTTTTGGCGGTAAGTGGACATCTACGAATCGTTCAAAAAATTTAGATTTGATTAAAGAATATTATGGATACAGCAACGCAAAAGCAAGAGTTGCTTTAGACATACTAACAAAGGAACAAATAGACCTTATTAAAGAGAGTTTAAATAAGGGTGGGAGAATTAAATGAGTGACGAAACAGTAAATTGGTCGCCTGAAAGTATGTTAGAGGTAACTCTAAAACAACCAGATGACTTTTTAAAAATTAGAGAAACACTTTCCAGAATAGGTGTCGCAAGTAGAAAAGACAAAACATTATTTCAATCGTGCCACATATTACACAAACAAGGTAAATATTACATAGTTCATTTTAAAGAATTATTTGCTTTAGACGGAAAGAAAGCAACTTTAGTACAAAATGATATTCAAAGAAGAAATACAGTAGCAATACTATTACAAGATTGGAATTTACTTAACATTGTTAAACCTGAAAATGCTGAAGATAAGGCACCCTTATCTCAAATTAAAATTATTGCCTTTAAAGAAAAAGGCGAATGGAATTTACAGGCAAAATACAATATAGGTAAAAAGGCTTCTGATAATAAAGAAGAATAATTATATAATAAAAGGAGTATATTATGAGTGAAATAAAGCTGTATAGGCTTTCAACTGGTGAAGATATGGTTGGTAGGTCTGTACAAGGTAATGAAGGTGAATATAACGATCACATTAATTTTGAATACGTTGAAAAACCCTTTGTATTGATTCCAATGCAAGGTCAACCTGGTCAACCAATGACAATTGGTTTCCATCCCTACATACCCTATACAAAAGATACAATAATAAAAATAGCAAGAGATAAAATTATTGCGACTACAAATCCAGATGAAAGTATTTTATCTGCTTATCAACAAAACACATCTAAAATTGTAACCAAAACGGGACCAAAACTAATTACGTGATACAAGTTAATGTTATAGACGCAAATGGAGATAAAGAATCCATTAGTGTTAAAGAAGGTATAACATTAATGGAGGCCTTACGTTATCAAGGCAAAAAAGCATATGTATCCGCAGACTGTGGAGCTTGCTGTGCGTGTGGTACGTGTCACGTTTATTTAAATAAAGATTGGTTTGACAAACTAGATAAAATGATGTATAATAGTGCTGAATACGAATTATTAGAATATCAATCTAATTTTGTTGAAGACCGCAGTAGATTAAGTTGTCAAGTAGTTTTAAAAAAAGAATATGATGGAATTGAAGTGATAATACCAAATGAGTAATTTTTATACAAACGTAGTTGAACATAGAGGTAAGTTACTCATTAGAGGTGTCGCAAGTGGTCAATCATATTTAAGTCGTATCAATTATCAACCTACACTTTTTCTTCCTACAAAAGAACAATCACAGTTTAAAACGTTAGATGGTATTAATCTACAACAAAAAAGATTTGATAGTATTTCAAAAGCAAAAGAATTTGTAAACAATTATAAGTCAATACCTGAATATAAAATCTATGGTATGACAAGATATAACTATCAATATATTTCAAGTGAATATAAAGATGAAGTTAAGTGGGATAAAAGTCAAATTAAAATTTTTACTTTAGATTTAGAGTGCGAATGTGAACACGGTTTTCCTGATGCCGACACGGCCAAAGAAGCGATTATTTGTTTAACAGTTAAAAATCATAGTAACAAACAAATCATTACTTGGGGCACAAAAGATTTCATTACAAAAAAATCAAATGTAACTTATATTAAATGTGAAAATGAAAAACATTTATTATTAGAGTTCTTAAAGTTCTGGTGTAAAAATCATCCTGATATTATTACAGGTTGGAATGTTCGTTTCTTTGACATACCTTATCTAATGAATAGAATGAGATTTATGTTTGATAATGATACCATTAATAAAATGTCGCCTTGGAATTATGTGAACGCTGATCGTGTTCAAATGGGACAAAAAAATCAGCAGTTCTGGAATATTTTAGGTGTTTCTGTTTTAGATTATTTTGAATTGTATAGAAAGTTTACTTATGTTAGACAAGAAAGTTACAAACTTAATTATATTGCCAAAGTAGAATTGGGTGAAGAAAAAATTGACAACCCTTATGATACGTTTAAAGATTTTTATACAAACGATTATCAAAAGTTTGTTGAATATAATATCCAAGACGTTGAGTTAGTTGATAGACTTGAAGATAAAATGCGATTGATTGAATTGTGTTTAACAATGGCCTATGACTTTAAAGTTAATTACAATGATGTCTATTCACAAGTTCGTTGTTGGGATACTTTAATCTTTAATCATCTTAAAAAGAAAAAGATTGTTATTCCGCCAAGAGAAGAAAACGAAAAAGATTCACAATACGAAGGTGCGTATGTAAAAGATCCTCATTTAGGATTACATAAATGGATTGTATCGTTTGACTTAAACTCACTTTATCCGCATTTGATTATGCAATATAATATTTCACCTGAAACTTTTGCAGGTGTAGAACCTAAAGCAACTGGTGTAGAAAACTTTTTAGAAGAACGATTAAATCTTAAATGGGCAAAAGAACGTGATGTGTCTGTTGCACCTAATGGCGCATTATTTAAAAGAGATAAACAAGGTTTTCTTCCTGAGTTAATGGAAAAAATGTACAATGATAGAGTGATTTATAAAAAGAAAATGATTGAGGCAAAAAAACAATTTCAAAAAACTAAAGACCCAATCTATCAAAATGAAATTGCAAGATGTAATAATATTCAAATGGCAAAAAAGATTTCTTTAAATAGTGCCTACGGTGCAATTGGTAATCAATACTTTAGATACTTTGATGTAAGACAGGCAGAAGCAATTACTTTAGGCGGTCAACTTGCAATTCGTTGGATTGAAAAAGATGTCAATGCCTTTATGAATAAAATTTTAAATACACAAAACGTAAATTATATTGTTGCGTCTGATACGGATTCCATTTATCTTAAATTAGAAAATCTTGTAGATAAAGTTTGTAAAGATAAAACGACACAACAAATTGTAGATTTCATTGACAAGGCGGCTGAAGATAAAATACAAAAAGTTATTGATAAAAGTTTTGATAATCTAGCACAATATACTAACGCATTTGAACAAAAGATGTATATGAAACGAGAAGCAATCGCAAATAAAGGAATATGGATTGCTAAGAAAAGATATATTTTAAATATGTTTGATGAAGAAGGTATACGATATGAATATCCTAAACTAAAAGTTATGGGTGTAGAAGCTGTGAAGTCATCAACACCTGAAGTTTGTAGAGGTAAAATTAAAGACGCAATACGTGTGATAATGAATCAAAATGAAGAAGACTTAATTAAGTTTGTTAGTGATTTTAAAACACAATTTAATAATTTAAGACCTGAAGATATTGCTTTTCCTAGATCGTGTAATAATCTTAACAAGTATATTGATAGTTCTAATATCTATATTAAAGGCACACCTATTCACGTTAAAGGTTCTTTAATTTACAATTATCATATTAGAAAACTAAAACTACAACAAAAATATCCTATTATTAAAGATGGTGATAAGATTAAGTTTTTAATGATGAAGATACCTAATCCTATCAAAGATACGGTTGTGTCTTTTTCAACTTTTCTTCCTAGTGAATTAAAGTTAAAACCATATGTTGACTATGACTTACAATTTGAAAAAACATTTACTGATCCATTAAAGTTTATATTAGACGCAATTGGTTGGAAATTAGAACGAGAAGCAACGTTAGAAGACTTTTTTGCATAGCAGATATGAGGAGATATGACACTATTAATTCAATTAATGTTTCTATATAGTACATTGTTTTTTTCTTTTCAATTTGGTAAGTTATTAGCACTTACTAATTTAAGATTATGGCAATTGTGTCTATTTCTATTGGTGATTAAATTTACAATTTATAGTTATGGACATTGATATAACAAAAAAATATAAGGTAATTTATGCAGATCCTCCGTGGTATTTTAAATCATATTCAAAAAAAGGAGAGGGACGCAACGCCACTAAGCACTATGAGTGCGCTGGTGTTGATTGGATCACTTCTCTACCTATTAAATCTATTGCTGACGAACATTCCACACTTATAATG